TGGTGTTTTGCAAGGGCAACCCGGCGATTGCCACGCAAGCGATTGGCGCGGTTGAATTCGGCGACATGCTAGGCGAAGCCGAGACAGACGCCGCCGCGGCTACGGCGGTTGACGTTGCGGGCCTCGGCGGGGAGGTTTGATTGGCCGACTGGCAACGCGGTTATCCGCTCGAGCAGCTCCAGGCTTTTGCGGCGCCGTTCAAGGCACGGCACAAGGCGCTGGTGTTTGGCGCGTTTGGTTTAACCAAGGAACGCGATGTTGCCGAGTATCTGGCGCGGGGCCGGGCGATATGGACCGGCAATCCGCCCGAGGCCATCGCGCTGTTCTCGATTGCCAAGGTCGCGAGCGAGCAACACGATTTTGCCCAGCGGCAATTCAAGGTTCAACCCGGCTCGGTTTCGGTTAAGGCGTTTGCGGCCTCGACGCCCGCAGCCGGCGCCAAGCTGTTGTCGGCATTGCGCGAGCGCTCGAAGGGCGCCCCGATTTGGCTTGAAATCTTCGAGGAAGACCAAACCGCGCGCGCCGCGCTTACTGCGGCCGGCGGGTTCAACTACGTGACGACCAAGATCTTGGCCGGCAGCGAAATCAAGGGATTGTATTTCACCGGCGCGCCGCCGTTACCCCAGCTCGAGCCGGCCGACGAGGCTACGTTGCTGGTTGTCGATCCCGAGTTCCTGGCGCCCGCTGAGCACGCCGCCATCAAAGCCGAGATTGCGCAATTCAGCAATTTGTGGGCGCAGCACTACAGCTCTTACAACAAGCGCAAGTCATGGGAAGCCTTTGCGCTGCGCGGCTACGACGACGAGCCGGGTTTCATCATCAAACCCGCGGAAATGGCCAAGAGCTGGAAAGAGGAAAACGCGGCACGCTTGGCCGATAAGCCGCGCGCAACCAAGGCCGCCGAGCATTTTCCCGCGACGTTGCAATTTTGCACGCGCCTAGTACCGCTCGAGCAAGCCGATCGGATCCGCTTTATGCGGTTGCGTTCCAAGGGCGGCGAGCTAACGCGGCATGCCGACATAACCGACCGCGAGGCCGGTACTGCGGACGGCGCAATCGCCCGCATGCACATTCCAATCATTACCAGCTCGGCGGTCCGATTCCGCGGCTGGACCGCGCGCGGCGACCGGCTGGAAACCGCGTTCCCCGAGCGGGCGCTTTGCTACCTCGACCAGCGCAAGCCACATGCGGTTACGAACAGCGACCCTACGCTCGACCGCGTGCACCTCGTCGTTGATTGCATTGCGTCCGCGGCATTGCGGCGCCAGCTCGAGGCCGCGCTGCCGTTGCAAATGGCCGCTTGAGTGGATTGGCCCACGCGCCAGGCCGTGCTGCAACGCTACGCACCAAACATTACGGTCGTGCGCGACGACCTGTTGAGCGAGGGCGGATCCAAACTGCGATTCCTGCCGTTCCTCGTTAAGGGCGCCGAGGAAATCGTGTTTGGTGGCCCGTTTTGCGGTGGCGCACCCCTGGCGCTCGCGGTGCTCGGGCAAGCAACCGGCCAACGGATTACGCTGTTTTACGCCCAGCGCGCCGAGTTGCATTGGCGCCAGGAGCGGGCCCGCGCTCGAGGCGCGCAACTGCAATTCGTAAAGCCCGGCTATATGAGCAACGTACAAGCCAAAGCGCGCGCCTACGCCGCGCAAGCCGGGGCCCTGTTCTTGCCGCTCGGATTCGATGTGCCGGCCGCCGAGGCCCCGTTCGTCGCCGCCATGGAGGACGTGCGCAAACGGGTAGGCGACCCGGACGAGATCTGGTGCTGCGCCGGATCCGGCATGCTGGCCCGTTGCCTCGCCCGCGCGTTTCCGTCCTCGGCCGTGCGCGCCGTTACCGTTGGCCTCGCAAGCCGGCACGAGGCCCAGCCGTTCCCGGCCAACGTCCAGCTCGTCGCGACGCCCTACGACTTTGCCCAGCAAACCCGGGGCTCGGCTCCGTTCCCCTCATGCGGGCATTACGATCGCAAGGCATGGGAAGCTTGCGTCCGGCATGCCCGAGGCCATACGTTGTTCTGGAACGTCGCCGGGGATCGGCCGCAAGCCGCTTAGTACGCCCGGGACGCAAAGCGTACTGCCAGCGTACAGCCGGGCCTAAGCCCGCTTGAACCGCTGGGGAAATCCCGCAAGGTACTCGTGAGAGTACCTTTCCCGGGGAACCGGGCGGGTCTGCCAAACGTAGTTGCCCCCACAATGGCAATGGGCGTTTACCCGCCCGGGACGCCCCCCGGACCAAAAAGGGCCCCAGTGCGGGGCCCAAGGGTTGGCAATGTAGGGGTAGCGGCCAGCGCCGATTAACGCACCAGCGGCCTTCCCTGGCCGTCCAGCCGCTCTATTTGGCGGCCTCGAGGGCCAGCACGCAGAGATCGCGATAGCGCTTAATGGCTTTCGGGCTGGTCGAGTAAGGGTTGATCGGGTAGGCGCGTAGGCCCTTGAGATCGCGTTCCTTGACCAGCGCAACAACCTCGGCCAGCTTGCCCCGGTAACGGGTATGGGTTGGGGCGCTAAAATCCGGCGGGCTGGGCAACTTACCCTCCTTGGCGGCGGCCTCGATTGCCGCGCGCTTGCCGAGCGGGCGAGGGGCGCGAGGGGCGGCGCGGGCCTCGGCGGCCTCGCCGTCGGCGATCACCTTGGGGGCTTTCGCCTTGGCCGCCTTCGGTTCCTTTGCCGCCTTGGCCTTTTTGGGCTTGGCGGCCGTCTTGGCTTTGCTTGCCATAGTCGTCGTCTCCTTCAAGATTGCGAGGATGGTGGGGGTTACGAGGGCACCGCGCCCCTGTTCGTCGATGGCGTAAATCATGGGGCGGCGGTTGCAGTCGGGATGAGTAAAACTGAGCAACGACGCCTCGACCTCGGCCAAGGGTAGCGTTGCCGCGCTGCGTTTTTCATATTTGCGGTTTACGAACAGCGCGACGTCAAACCGGATCGCCCGGGCCACGATCTCGGCCTGCGCAATATCAGCGGGATGCGGTGGCTTGCGAGGGCGGGTCATGGCTCAAGGGGCTCCGGTTCGGCGAACGGAGAAACCCGAAAACCCGCAAAAGAACGAATGTTCAATCGCCGCAGGGAACAAAGGAGTTATACGCAATGTCTGGCCCGAGGCCGACGCCAACGCATTTGAAATTGCTGAGGGGCAACCCCGGCCATCAAGCCGTACGCCCGGAACCCGAGCCGCAACGGCTGGCCGAGGTGCCCGAGCCGCCCGCGTTCGTGATCGGCCATGCCGCCGACGAGTGGTACCGGATCTCGGCCGAACTCTATCGGCTCAACCTGTTAACCGCCGTCGACATTAACCCGCTGGCCGCCTATTGCATGGCGTACGCGCGCTGGCGCTACGCCGAGGAAGCGCTCGCGCGCATCGCCGCAAATGATCCCGTGATGAGCGGATTGATGGTCAAGGCGCGCAACGGCACGCCGATGCAAAACCCGCTCGCGATCACCGCCTCCAAAGCCGCAAGTGATATGATCCGCTATGCCTCTGAATTCGGACTTACACCAGCCGCACGTTCCCGCATCGCCGCCGGCGTCTACAACGAGGGCAACAAGGTCGGGAAATTCGACGGGCTCCTCGCCGGTTAAACGCGGCGCCGCGGGCCGCGCTCGAGCGAACCGCGTTATCAAGTTTATCGAGCGGCTGACCATCCCCAGCGGCAAGGGGCAGGGCCGACCGTTCAAGCTGGCCCCGTGGCAAAAGCATTTCATCCGCGATATCTACGAACCGCACATCGGCTCGCGCCGGGCCGTGCGGCGGGCAATCCTTTCCATCGCCCGCAAGAACGGCAAGACCGCATTGATTGCCACGCTGGCGCTGGCGCATCTGGTCGGGCCGGAAGCGGTTCCGAACGGGGAGATCTACAGCGCGGCCAACGACCGCGACCAAGCCGCAATCGTTTTCAAGTTCGCTCGGCAAATTGTTGAGCTCGAGCCCGAGCTGATGAAAATGATCGAAATGGTTACGTCAACGAAAACGATGATCGGCCGCCGTACCGGCTCGGTCTATCGCGCCATATCGGCCGAGGCCGGCACTAAACACGGATATTTGCCGAGCGTGGTGATCTACGACGAGCTCGCGCAAGCCAAGAATCGCAGCCTGTACGACGTGCTGGACACCAGCTTCGGCGCCGCCGACGAGCCGCTGTTCATAACGATCAGCACGCAAAGCAACGACCCCGAGCACATTCTGTCCAAGCTGATCGACGACGGCTTGTCCAAGAGCGATCCCTCGATTGTTTGCCATCTCTACGCCGCCGACGAAGATTGCGAGCTGGACGACAAGAGCCAGTGGGAGAAGGCCAACCCGGCGCTCGGCGATTTCCGCGACTATGAGGATCTGGCTTCCGCCGTCGCCAAGGCCAAGCGCATGCCAGCGGAAGAACCGAAGGTGCGCAACCTGTTCCTCAACCAGCGGGTCAACCCTTCGGCCACGCTGATCTCGCACGCCGAATGGATGGCATGCCGCAGCGAGGGATCCATTGCGGACGGCGCCGACGTTTACCTCGGCCTCGATTTATCGAGCGTCGCCGATCTAACCGCGCTGGTCATGGTCGCTGCGGAATCCCCCGCGCATGTTGTGCCGTTCTTCTGGAAGCCGGCCGATCTACTCGTTGAGCATTCCAACCGCGACTTCGGATCCGGCGACCGTCGCTATGTGCAATGGGCGGACGCCGGGCAATTGCTGGTTTCGCCAGGCCGCAGCATCGACCCAACCGTGGTCGCTACCAAGGTCGCCGAGCTCAGCCAGCACTACCGCATTTGCGGCCTCGCCTATGACCGCTGGCGTATGCAAGATCTGTTGCGCGAGTTCGACCGCATCGGCCTCAATTGCTATGAGGACGGCGCCAAGGGCGGCGACGGCTTGCGGCTGGTACCGTGGGGCCAGGGCTTCAAGGAAATGGCGCCGGCCATTGACGCGCTCGAGCGCGCCATCTTCAATCGTACCCTACAGCACGCCAGCTCGCCGCCGCTCAATTGGTGTGTAGCGAACGCAATCGTCACCATGGATCCGGCGGCCAACAGGAAGTTGGACAAGGACAAGTCGCGGTTTCGGATCGACGGCGCGGTGGCGCTGGCCATGGCAATGGGATTGCGCTCGCGCGACCGCATCGTAAAGCCGATCGACATTGAGGCCCTTATCG